CCCACAAGCGTTGCTTGTGATAAAGGAGAGTATTCTTTCACGTTTGATAAGGATGACACAGTGAATTACGCAGTCTCGGGGGGAGCCGTGTATGAACATCCTGTGTGGAATTATGCTGGAGACATTTTTACAGTCTCAGCGCGTGTGTGGAACGGCCTTGGGGTACGTACCACTGTATACAATGTTGACAGAAAACAAACGGATGATCATCACCAGATAATCTGTTTAACTCCAATGAGAACTTTCATTAGTCCACTATTTGACATGTCTTACTTGTTAGGTAGCCCCAAGCTCGATAGGTTGCGAATATATATCGATGGATTTTTGAGAATGAAGGTTAAGAAGAATGATTGTACCATGGTTTCTACTGCCGTGGTAGGTGGGCATGCTGCAGCTACTATATCCATTACTGAGGATAACACTGTTGCGTGCCACGCTAAGTTAGGCAAGACTGATATTATTATCGCAGGTGTGCGACAGGTCTTACCTGAGATTTCTGCCAGTGAGGCATCTGTATTAGTACAGTACCACCGTAAGAATCTCGAATACTCTCCAGACATGGTTTTTCCCGTGGAGGAGAGCGTAAATCATTACCAGTTTGATCCTAAGAGCTACGACGCAGAGTCCGCTCTGGGAGTCAAACCGTTCATGAATCCCATAATTTTGGGATGTTTTGCACCCGTGAAATCTAAGTCAAATGATCAAGCAACCATTCAAGGTAGGATCTTAGACGTGAAAGCTGATGATAATATTGAAATCACAGCATTCGATCTCACGCTCATGCAGGAATTTTCTGAACGGTTGGTGCCGGACTCGGTGGCGGGTACCGGTATACCTTATGGTGTTGAAGAAGTATATGAGAGGCAACCACGGCCTACTCAACGCCGCATTTTGGATAATGCGTCCATGAGCACTCATATTGTTGTTGATGAAGAAATAAGTTGTTTTCAGAAGAGTGAGTCTTACGGAGATGTTAAAGACCCTAGGAATATTTCTACCATTCCTAAGGAGAATAAGTTACATTACTCCTCGTTTATGTATTCCTTTTCTGACACAGTCCTTAAATTACACGCATGGTATGCATTTGCGATGACACCGATCCAGATTGCTGCCAGAATTGCCATGATTTGCGCTACAGCGTTATTTGCGTACAACACCGATCTATCGAGGTTCGATGGACGAGTGTCCAAGTATTTACGCACGTTGGAGAGTATGTACATGATGCGTTGGGTAAGAAAAGACTATGCAGCTGATTTGGCCGAACTTATGGCATCTCAGCATGGACAACGCGCCACTACTCGATTTGGCGTTAAGTTTAAGACAGGTTATTCCAGGTTATCTGGGTCGCCCGAAACGTCATCGTTTAATACAGTTGATAATGCGTTCATGGCCTTTAAGGCTTTGCGCACTACTAGAATAAATGGTGAGTTTATGACAGCGGACCAAGCTTTTGCTAAACTTGGAATATATGGAGGTGATGATGGGCTGACAGCTGATGTTGACCCGACCTCATATGTCAAAGCTTGCGCTAGCGTAGGGCAGAAGCTAGAAATAGCTGAAACCCAACGTGGAGAGGTGGGGGTAAGTTTCTTGAGTCGTTTGTACGGTGCAGGCGTATGGTATGGATCCACAAATTCTATGTGTGATGTGCCGCGCCAACTCGCTAAGTTACATGTTACTACAAGTTTTCCGCCTAATGTCACGGCGTTGCAGAAACTCCATGAGAAGATGACTGGTTTTTATGTTGCTGACCAGAACACTCCAATCATTGGACCATATGCTAAGCTGGTGATAGAAAAGTTCGGTTTATCTAAGACGAACTATGGTGTTGCAGGGTACTTTTCTAAGTATCCAGAGAATAACCAATTCCCGAATAATGATGATGGAGAGTGGATGACGCCACTAGTGGAGAAGTTGTTGCCTACCTTTGATTTTGGATTGTTTAACAGTTGGTTAAATAAGGTCAGAGCCGGTACAGCATCTGTGTTAGAGCCCCCACTTTGTGTGCCTACTCCATCAGAAGTAGCTAAAGTTAAACGGGATGCAGTAATTAACGGAAATGTGATTAAGGCTGAGAAGCCTGTAGAAACGGCTGTCGTGTCTGAACCATCGACAACTACAGCTGGAACTGGGGATAAAGTTTACCAATGTCCCCACATGAATTCCAATTGTAAGTTTGGAGACAAGTGTTATCATCTCAATGTTAAGAGTAAGTGTCACGGCCCCACATGCACGTTTAAACATGGCAAGGGTCATTGTGCTAACGGAATTAGCTGTAAGCGTAAGGATTGTCCTTATGACCATGTTAAGGCTGCGACACCGAAGGAGAAGATCACATTTGTCTTACAAGATTGTAAGAATGGTGCTGCGTGTGTGAAGGATGGGTGTAAATTTTACCACCCCGGCAGACTCACCAATATGCAGTCAAGTCCTCTATCTGAGGCCACATCCGGCTCCTCCTCTGTGGGGAGCGGTGTGAGGGCTTAAATGCCTGAGAGGAAAGTAGATATCGGGGCCAACTTGGGGTCCCGCCCGAATTAAATATTTCTACTTTCCTGAATTGTATTTCGGGGAATTTGTTTGTTTTAGTTTTTCTGATTTTAAGAGAATTACACCTTTTGTATGCCCACCAATGGAAGATCGGAGGGGCGTGGGTTCCTTACTCGCGCGGTACAGTCAGCAGTTTCTGCAGCGGTTGCGGG